CTGAAGAAGAAGTTGAAGAATGGTCAAACTCTCCACTAGATTCAGAAGGTGAAGAAGAGTATAGAGATCACGAGTATATGACAAGAGATCTAAGCGGCGGCATTAATAGAGAAAAACCAAAAGGTTCAGAGCGTGTCAAAGATCCAGCTACAGAATCGATTAAAGAAAAACTTTGGGCTGCACTAAGCGAAAAGAAAACTGTCGAGGGCAGAGGACGTGGTAAAAAGAAATTAAAAGCATCACGTGGCAATGAAGATATTAAGACAACTGAGGGCTCTAGAGGTAAAAAGAGTCGTGGCAAGAAGTCAAGAGGTTAATTGGGAAGAATATTTCCAACATATTAAACCTGTATGTCCATGGAGCGGCGCAGCTCTTAAAAAAGGCGAATTAAAAATTACACAATGGTCTGGAGAAATTGAGCCACTAGGCAACAACCAGGCCATTGTTTATATCTGTCCAAACTACAATCGTAGAAGACTAAAAAAATTACATAAAAAAATTGACAATGGTGAATACGAATGGCTATGGAGTGAACCAACTAATGGCCCTAATGCATCACCTGTACCTGTACTAATACAACAAGATAAACGTAAGCTGTTTGATTTAAGATTCGATACAGGCTACTATGACGATATTATAGGTTAAATACAGTATGGCAGCATCATTAGACGGCGTCTTAATTAAGAAGGCAAATAAACAAGAAACATTTACTGAAGAACAGATGCAAGATCTTATGTCTTGTATGGATCCTGACGAAGGGTACTTACACTTTGCACGACATTTTGCTTTCATTCAACATCCTGTACAAGGTAAACTTATGTTTGATCCTTATGAGTATCAACTACGTTTAATGCACAGTTATCACAACTATCGCTTTAATATTAACATGATGCCTAGACAAACAGGCAAAACTACGTGTGCTAGTATCTATCTAGCATGGTATGCAATGTTTAATCCAGATCAAACTATCCTAGTAGCGGCGCACAAGTATACAGGCGCACAAGAAATTATGTCACGTATACGTTATGTATATGAAACTTGTCCTGATCATATTAGAGCAGGTGTTACATCATACAACAAACAATCAATTGAATTCGAAAATGGATCACGTATTGTTGCACAGACAACAACAGGCAATACAGGACGTGGTATGTCAATCTCGCTACTATACTGTGACGAGTTTGCATTTGTGCAACCTAACATCGCGGAAGAGTTTTGGACATCAATATCACCTACACTAGCAACTGGTGGTCGTGCTATTATTACAAGTACGCCAAACAGTGATGAAGATACATTTGCTACTATTTGGAAACAAGCTGAAGAAAAGTTTGATGCGCATGGCAACGAACAAGAACTAGGTATAAACGGCTTCCATAGTTTTGTTGCACAATGGGACGAACATCCAGACAGAGATGAAGAATGGAAGACAGAAGAAATCGGACGCATCGGAGAAGAAAAGTTTAGACGTGAATATGGTTGTGAATTCTTAGTATTTGATGAAACATTAATTAATTCAATTAAACTTGCTGTTATGGAGGGCGGAAAACCTGCTCTTAATATGGGACAAACACGCTGGTATAAAAAACCAACTAATCAATACACATATTGTGTAGCACTTGATCCTAGTATGGGTACAGGTGGAGATAATGCTGCTATACAAGTATTTGAATTACCTAGTTACGAACAAGTAGCTGAATGGCAACACAACCAAACAGCAATACCTGGACAGGTAAGAGTACTTGCAGATATATGTAAATATCTTGAACAAGAAACTAAGAACACAAACGGAATATATTGGAGTGTCGAAAACAACGGCATTGGCGAAGCAGCTTTGCTTGTTATTAATGACTTTGGTGAAGAAAATATACCCGGACTGTTTGTAAGTGAACCAATGCGTAAAGGACATGTTAGAAAATTCCGTAAAGGATTTAATACTACACACAGTACTAAAATTACAGCATGTAGTCGATTAAAAACTATGATCGAAAATGATAAAATGGTAATACATAGCAAACCTTTAATATCAGAACTTAAAGGATTTGTTGCAACAGGATCAAGCTATCAAGCAAAAAGTGGTATGGGTGACGACTTAGTAAGCGCAACATTACTTGCTATTAGAATGATGAGTGTTCTTAAAGATTGGGATCCTAGAGTTTATAGTACGTTTAATCAAGCAGAAGATTTAGAAGATTACGAGCCGCCCATGCCTATCTTTATTAGTAGTAACTATTGATAAATACTAGCATGAAGAACTTAGAGAATATAGCAGAAGATCTATTCAATAAAATACGTGGACGTTTTCCTAGTGTTACTATTGGTAGTGACGAAGGAAAAGTTACTAATATACCTACTGAAGCACGGTATTATGATTTTGAATATAAAGAAGGCGGACGCTCATTAGGTAAAGTAAGTGTTAGCCTAGATGAAAAGAGTATATCTGTTATGTATAGCAACGACTTTGTTGCAAACGAAGATCAAATGACACAGGATAACTGGTACAATTTTTTAAAAGAACTAAGACAGTTTAGCAAAAAAAGATTGTTAAATTTTGATACAAGAAACATTACTAAGTCTAATTTAGATCGAAGAGATTACAAATTTTTAGCATTAACTCGTACCGGGGAAGATCAGATGACAGAATCAACAATGTATGGAACTAGCAGATCTAGTTTCCAAAATATAGGAAGTGCAAGAGTAAGCATTAAGCACAATGCTCCTGTAAATCAAGAAAATGCCGTAGATAGAACTAGACACATCAGTGCAATATATGTAGAAAATAATGACGGTGAAAAATTTAAGTATCCATATAAACATCTAACTGGAGCAAGAGCAATGGCAAGACACGTTGCTGAAGGCGGAGCACCGTATGATGACTTTGGAACACACATTGTTAGTATGTCAGAAGAATTAAGTAAGTTACGTAAATTTAAAACTTACATGGGTCGTTCAAGTGTAATGGCCGAAGGATTAGATGGATATGTTGAAGCTGTTTCAGAAAGAATGGCAACAATACGTAAATCATTAAAAAGTCTTCAACGTGAAAATTATTACAAAGAAACATTTGAAGCATTTGAAAAACCAATGATGGAAGAAGTTCCTACTGACGTTGCTGAAAATTGGATTGATCAACTTACTATTCGTCAGTTTAACGAAGAACTAGCAGATGTATTTCCGTACATATACAAACTAGTAAGTGAAGTAAACAAAGCAAAAGAATTAGGACCAGAAGATTTATTAGGTGAAGACGAACAAGCAATGCCTGATCCATCTGATGATGATATGGATATTCGTCATAAAGGAAATATGGATAACGTTCGAGGTCCTGCAGGAACAGTTAAAATACGTGCAGGTATGACAATATTTGGTATTGCAAAAGCATTGAATCATCAAAATAACATGGGCGGAGATGTACAAGCGTTTGTAAAAGATATCTTAGATTATAATAAAATAACAGATCCAACAGCAATACAAGTAGGTCAAGTTATAAAGATTCCATATTCAATGGGTACAGGACCAAGTGGTGCAAGCAGAGGAATGCCGCCAATGGGGTTCACAGCATATGAAGATGAAATTGAATCAGCATTTGAAGAACTGATGGGTCAATTCTCAGAAACTACATGTGAAGACTGTGGCAACCAAAGCTGGACTACACTAGGTATGACTGAAGAAGAAATTGAAGAAGGCGAACAACACGGTAACAGTAAAATTTACGACAAGTGTTGGAAAGGCTATTCAAGAGTTCCAGGCACAACAGCAGGTGAACCAGGTAGTTGTAAAAAGAACGAAGGCGATGAGATTGACAGACCAGACGGCGAAAAGATTAAATTAGAAAAAGATGAACAAAAGACTCCATTAGGAGAGTTTATTCTTAGTTACTTTGATTACACAACAGGACAGTTTCCAAAAGGTGAAACAGCAATCCTTACTATGGTAGAAAAGGATTATGGTGAACACTTTATTGAACCTGCAAAGCAATTCCTAGAAAAGATTAACAATCGTGTATCAGAAGTAATGGGTTACAGAGAAGAAGAAATGGAATCTACAGAAGCACCAGTTGAAGAAAGTTTAGATGATGAGTTTGCACCAGAAAGAGTAAAAGCATCAACAATACAAACTTTGGTTAAAATTAATGATCGTATGAAAGGTAATACAAAAAAAGGTTCACCTGATTATGAAAAATTAACTTTTGATTTAGGGCAAAAAATTCATGATTTAGATATGGCAGGATATAGTTATGAAATAGAGCCTATCGAACAATTATTTAATGCAATGGATAATGGTGAAGATACAGTTACTATGGATATGTTAAAGAAAGCCTATAATACTGTAATAAATTTACCAGAAAAAACAAATGCTGAAGAAGAAGTAGACAATACACTTGACGTTAGCCAAACAGATTTATACAGATTAGCAGGGCTATAATAGTCCTACTATAAGTTTTTTAAGTTTTTCTTCCAAAAAGACTTGACAAAGTTTGTAGAATAGCATATAATAAAAACTGTGCTACAAACAAAAAGGCACTGTAGCAATGTAGCTACAAAACAGACATAGGCATTTATAGGAGGCACAAACTATGGCATCATTAGCAGAAATCCGAGCGAAGCTCAAAGAGCAAGAAGCGAACAGCGGAGGTGGAAACCGCGGACCACAAGGTCCAAACCCAATTTACCCATTTTGGAATATCAAGGAAGGCGAGTCGGCAACGATGCGTTTCTTACCTGATGGCGATCAAGACAGCACTTTCTTTTGGAAAGAACGTTTGATGATCAAACTTCCATTTGCAGGTATTAAGGGTCAAACTGACTCACGTCCAACACAAGTACAAATTCCATGTATGGAAATGTATGGTGAAACATGTAATATTCTTAACGAAGTACGTGGTTGGTTTAAAGATCCAAGTCTAGAAGACATGGGTCGTAAGTATTGGAAGAAGCGTTCATACATCTTCCAAGGATTTGTTACAGATAATCCATTAGCTGATGATCAAGCACCTGAGAATCCAATTAGACGTTTTATTATTGGTCCACAGATTTTCCAAATTATTAAAGCGGCTCTTATGGATCCTGACATGGAAGAATTGCCAACTGATTATACAGCTGGTGTTGACTTCCGTCTTAACAAAACATCAAAAGGTGGTTATGCAGACTATGGCACAAGTAATTGGGCACGTAGAGAGCGTCCATTAAGTGATACTGAGATGCAAGCTGTTAATACACATGGCTTGTTTAATCTAAGTGACTTTTTACCTAAGAAGCCAGGCGAAGTTGAAATCAAAGTAATGCAAGAAATGTTTGAGGCGTCAGTAGACGGTGAAGCATTTGATGCAGATCGTTGGGGTAGTTACTTCCGTCCTGCAGGTATGCAAGCACGTACAGGTGATCCGACTAAAGCTGCAAGCCCACAAGCAACAGCAACTAGTCAAAGCGCACCTGTTACACAGCCAGAAGCAACTCCGGCTCCAGTAGCAGAAACAGCACCAGCACCGGCACCAGAAGCGGCACCAGCGGCTTCGAATGAAGGCAATGCAAGTGACATTCTAGCAATGATTAGAGCACGTCAAAGTTAATAAAAGCATACTAAAAGGGTTGCTTTTACAAGATTGCAACCCTTTTTAGTTGCCCAACTTTTAAAACAGGAGAAAAATATGGCTAAATCGTTTGATGTTAGTAAGTTCCGTAAGGACTTGACTAAAAGTATCTCAGGCATGAGTAGTGGCTTTAACGATCCTACAGATTGGATCTCAACAGGCTCATATGCACTAAACTATCTTATTAGTGGTGACTTCCACAGAGGTGTTCCGCTAGGCAAAGTAACAGTGTTTGCAGGAGAATCTGGCGCAGGTAAAAGTTATTTCTGTGCAGGTAACATTGTAAAACACGCACAAGATCAAGGTATCTTTGTAGTATTAATTGACTCAGAGAATGCACTTGACGAGAGCTGGCTACAAGCTCTTGATGTTGACACAGGAGAAGACAAACTTCTCAAACTTAATATGTCAATGATCGATGATGTAGCAAAAACTATTAGTACATTTATGGCAGACTACAAAGCAATGGATGAAGAAGATCGTCCTAAAGTATTGTTTGTAGTTGACAGTTTAGGTATGCTACTAACACCAACAGATGTTGATCAGTTTAACAAGGGTGATATGAAAGGTGACATGGGTCGTAAGCCTAAAGCACTAACTTCACTTGTACGTAATACTGTTAACATGATTGGTAGTTACAACGTAGGCTTAGTATGTACTAACCACACATATGCATCACAAGATATGTTTGACCCAGATGACAAGATCAGTGGCGGACAAGGCTTTATCTATGCATCGAGTATTGTTGTTGCAATGAAAAAGATGAAACTAAAAGAAGATGAAGCTGGTAATAAGATCAGCGAAGTACGTGGTATTAGAGCAGGTTGTAAAGTAATGAAAACTCGTTATGCAAAACCGTTCGAAGGCGTACAAGTAAAGATTCCATACGAAACAGGTATGAATCCTTACAGCGGTCTTATTGAATTATTCGAGAAGAAAGACTTGTTGGTAAAACAAGGTAACAGACTCAAGTATATTGATCTAGCTGGTGAAGAACATCTCGATTATCGTAAGGCATGGATGGAACCGTCTAAGATGAATATGATTATGTCGGAATACAATGAGAAATTGGCACCTGTGGTAAATACCTCTGATGACGTTGTAGAGGATGACGTCGAACTTATAGATGAAAACTTAATAACAGAGGAATAGATAGTATGGATGACGAGCAAATTGTTGATATTTGGACATCTTTGAAAGAGTACTTAGATAAAAAACATGTTGAAATGGCTGCAGAAAAGTATGTCGACTTAATGGCAGACTATGGCGTTAATGACGAAACTTTTCAACAATGCTTTGGGCATTGTTATACCTTAGATAATGCTATTAAATATTATTTAGATTTAGATAATGAAGATGATCTCGACGAAGAATCTGAATGGGATGAATAATGGGTTGGTATAGCGAAGTATCTAGAGACGTTTCTAAAATACCTAGTGCTGTAGCTTTCTTTGAAAACGAGTTACTTGATGCTCGTCAAGAAGTAAAACTTAAAGGTAATGTTGAACGTGCCGCGGCAGAAATGCCCGGTATCGTTGAGCATCGTTTCAATCAGCTTCAAGAAATTGAAGCTATACTAAACTATCTAAATATTGAGCTACGCAGATTGCGTAGTTCATACTTTAAGAAATATCTTGAAAATTATCAACGAGCTCTGTCAAGCCGTGACGTTGAAAAATACGTTGACGGTGAGGCAGACGTTGTTGACTATGAAAAGATTATCAACGAGTTTGCACTAATGCGTAACAAGTGGTTAGGCTTACTAAAAGGGCTTGACCAGAAGCAATGGCAAATTACTAATGTTGTAAAACTTAGAGTAGCTGGTATGGAGGACGCAAGTCTTTGATAAAAAGTTTTATCATACGACTAGAAGAAAATGAACATTCAAGTCAAATGGCAGAAGAGTGTTTATTACAGGCTGTTAAACACGGCCTTCGTCCATCATATTACAAAGCAATAAACGGCAACGACTTCCAACATCACTATAATACAACAAAGATAAAAAAACAAGGAAAATTTAAAAAAGGTCGACTAGGTGTCATTGGTTGTTTCTTTAGTCATTATTATCTATGGCAGACTTGTGTACAATTAAATGAACCTATTATTATTTTAGAACATGACGGCTATTTAATTAGACCAATCGACGATACAATATTAAATCAATTTGATGATGTATTAAAACTAGATAGACTAGATCCATATAGTAAAAATTACGAATTTGACTTAGAAGACGAAAAACATTTAGATATTACAGTCGAACCGTATACTAATGATCCTACAAAGGTATTAAAGCAAGGACTTAAAGATTATTTTAAAGGCGCATATTCTTATATAATAAAACCACATGCCGCTATAAAACTTATACGATATATTCAGGTTAATGGTCACAGACCAGCTGATCAACAAATTAATGCAACTATAGTTAAACTTCAAACAACAGTGCCTACAGTTGCTAGATTGCATCCTTATTATGCCATCGGTAATAATATAGATACAGCGAGCCTCACGAGAAACTTATGATAATAACCGGGTTTAAACAAATTGTAAAAAATAAAATAGAACAATTTGAATCCGGAGTTAGACGACATCGTGATAGTTATTTCTCTACAAAATATAATCTAAATAAAAATTATAATACAGATTGTTTTGTACAGTTTAATATTTACAATCCTTATCTTACTTACAATAGACAAGATAAAGTTGATGCTTACAAATATGTATTAAGTACCAATCTTCCGTTTCTTGTATGCGAAGAAGGTGCTATGCGACAGCTACCAACTTATAAAAGATGGGGCTGGACTAGTTATAAAAATGGTATTGGTAAATTTAATAATACTAATGTAGACGATAGTCGTTGGTTAAAAATACAAAAAGAAAATAATCTTAACTTTATTGATTGGCACAGTCCTGGTGATAACATTTTAATAATGGGACAATTAGAAGGCGATAGTGCATTAATAGAAATGTATGATGCTGGTTATAAATCTTTTGACGATTATATTATAGAACAAATAAAACAAATACGCAAACATACTGAACGTCCTATAGTTGTTCGACTACATCCTCTTGGTAGTAAAGCATTATACGAAAAAGAAGAATATTTAAATAGTACATATAAAAATGTTAGTATGAGTAAAAATTATAATTCTACAACAACACTTAATGGCGGCCTAGGATTAAAAGAAGATTTTGATAACGCATATTGCGTAGTCACATATAGTAGTAACAGTTGTGTAGAAGCCATTGAACAAGGTATACCTGTGTTTACATTAAGTAGCACTTCTTCAGCATATGACATTGGTCATAAATGTTTTTCACAGATTGAAAATCTTGATTATAATATACAAATAAATACTTGGTGCAATAAGATTGCGTATACTATATGGAATAATGAAGAAATCGCTAACGGCGACATGTGGGAACATTTAAGGATAACAAAATGACATTACCAAATCACCTAGGCGGGCATATGGGCATCACACATGTTGATCGTGGCATATTACAATACTTCAAATCTAAAGGATGTCAAACTTATCTAGACATTGGATGCGGCCCAGGAGGTATGCTTGATGAAGCATATAATCTTGGTTATTATATTCAAGGTATTGACGGCGACAACACTATTAAAAGAAATTTACCAAACAATGTTGTTATACATGACTTCACTACTGGTCCATACGAATTTCCTTTAACATATGACTTAGTTTGGAGTTGCGAGTTTGTTGAACATGTAGAAGAAAAGTTTTTGGATAACTTTATGCGAGTATTCCAAAAAGGCAAAACAGTATGTATGACATATGCTCCAGTAGGAAAAAAAGGACATCATCATGTTAATTGTAATACTAAAGAATATTGGATTGATACATTTACACAATATGGATTTGTTTTTAATGAAAAACTTACACAGGAAGTAAAACGTCATAGTTCAATGGAGCGTGAGTTTTTTAGAGAATATGGATTAGTGTTTGAATGCGAGCGTTAATAATTAGTCAACCAAAAGCTGGTACATATTTGTGTGCTAATTTGTTACAAGAATTTGGACTTAAATTTAAAGGTATTCATTTAAGTGAATATCAACAGCAACAATACGATTTAAGTAACATATATAATTCGTTAATTAATAAAGATGAATACACCGCTACAGAGCATATTTCTACGACTGTTCGACGTATTAGTGATAATCATTTTGCTGTTACACATCTAAATTATACA